GGCACTGTAATAGTTACGGCATTAGAAGTACCATTCAATTGATCAATAGTCTGGATACTAAATACTTGATCGCCTAACCAATCAGCAGGCACGGTTATCGTGCTTGATTTGCTGTAAACGATTTCAGATCCGTAGGAAATTTTATATTGATTTAAGCCAAATGTAGGCGTTACATCATTCCAATCCAATGTTACCGTAGCATTGGTTAAATTATCGCTAAATACATAGGCTGGGCTGGCAACAGTAGGTGCTACTGGAATTAATCGTGTATAAGGTACAGATAATGAAGTTGCAGAATATTGATTATCTGTATCAAATGATCTAATAAAATAAGTATTAGCACCCAAGGCTGGAGTAACAGCAAAATTTAAAGTATTGCCTTTAAAAATATAGCCAGATGATCCCCATCCAGAATCAGCAGTCCTAATCTCATAACCAGTTATCGGCAATGTAGTCCTTACTGACGGACTCCAAGTAAGCATTAATAGATCACTTACTACGGCACTTGATCCAGATGGTGGTGCGGCTGGGGCAGATTTAGTAACTGTTACTGATGTAGATGCAGATTGTCTGCCGTTATTATCAACGGCAACTACTGAAAATACTCTAGCGCCTGTCCAGTCCACATTTAATGTGATGGTAGATGTCCTAGCATTAATGCTATTGCCATTAAAGCTAATAATGTAATAATCAAGCCCAAACTGCGGAGTAACATCAGTCCAAGATAAAATTAAATCAGTAGTAGTTAATGATGATGATCTGTAAGCAAAGTTTACTGCTGATACTGCTGGCACTGCTGACGGAGTAAATATAACTGATACTGGATCTACGCTATATAGATTAAGTACATCAATCGCTTTAACAAAATAATCCTCTGCAACACCATAAGTGCCGACATCAATCAAACATTCTGATGATGTACCTAGATATAAATACCCAGCAGTACCCCATCCAGCATTAGTGCCACGCACTTCATAGCCATATATATCTGGCTCTGGATTATCATTCCACTGCAATAAGATTTTAGTGCCACTAACAGTAGCAGTTAATCCAGTAGGGTTTGATGGTACAGTTGTTTTACCTATAACAGTATGATCAGCAGTATAAGCCCACTCACCAGCACGACCATCCTCGGTTACATAACGCAACCGCATTGTATATACACTTGCCTCTTGCACATCATCAAAGTAGATGCAACCATCACGAATAGGTACTGTTTTAGTTGTTTCCCAAATGATTGATGTATCGCCAGCATAATCAATCTGCCCCTCAACATACTTGGCAATAAACGGCAATGTAGCTGGGTTAGTAAATTGAACTTTAATTCGATACATATATGTCTTAGGCGCTAAAATAACCATGACAGACTCATCACTTACTATCGTGCCTATTGTTGGCGCAACATATATCTTTTGTTGCAATAATGTAGGTGGCAATGTTATTTTGCTTGTAAAGGCAGGGATCGTTTCGCTATCACTGTCATATACAGCAGGTGAATAATCTACCAAGGTAATACGAGCAGTTAAATTGGAAATTGGCTCAATACTTTGCACAATCAGATCAACTGTTTCGCTATCTAATGCGCCAAACATAAATAGATTGCCAGTTTCAGCCTCTAAAGTAGTAACAGATGCACTTAAATCAATGGTTGTATATAATCCATCAGCCAATTTAGCAGATACATTCCTAACTACATTAGTGCCATCTGCCAATCTGATCCTAATTGTATAGCCAATATTAGCCGCCATAGCCACTGGCTCATCTAACTCTATTTGAGTAGATGTAATGCGTGATTTAATGCGACCAGTGCCAACACCCCACATAGGTACATCATGGCTAACTTTAACTAGATCACCTCTAGTGCAGACTAGATGCTCAATATCCGCATTAAGCGTATAAGTCTCTGGTCTTAATTTAATTTGAGCAAAATGAAATCTTGCGTGTTTGTGGATCGCCTCTCTGGTAGTAACGCCATTGAAATTGACTTCCTCATACAGAGTAGCATTAGAGGCAGTATAGCCATCATTGTAAACAATGTATTCATCTGGTTGGAATCCTTGCTCACTATTAATAAATGGCACTCTAAATGCGTGAGGTATTGTAGGTAAAGTTTTAGTTGATTCAAAACCCCAAGAGTTATGTGGAGTAAAAAATTGAGATGTAGTAGTACGAGGCTTGTCAGTAATTACAGTCCAGACACCATCACGCAAAGTAGGTGATGATCGACCAGCCGCACATATATCTTTTAATACATCTAATAGACTTCTAGCGTTAGTAATGACGGAATCAAAAGTAAAACGATTTGTATCGCAATAAGCGTGCCATTCGATCAGTGCATCTAAATCAATTTTAGAATCAGTAACGGCTTTTGCATTTGCTGGGTGTTGTAATACATACCTAAATAATGAGGCAGGATTTCGTGTTGCTCTCATTACCCATGTAGATGTAGTGCTATCCCAGTCTAAGCAGATTGATTGTACAGTGGCACTAATACCCTCAAGACTACCATTAAATTGATCAGTAGCCTTAACTCGAATAGCAGACATAGCCAATGGCTTTGGCTCTATAACTGGTTTAGTATTTCCAAATGCTGTTATAGCTGTTAATTGGCAACTATGAAAATTACGATGCTTATCGCCACCAATAACCACCTCATCAATTGTGGCTGTATTGCGCTTAATCCTTACTTGATATTTGCCATAAGGTACACGGAATAAGATATTATAAGAAAAAGCATCTTTTCTTTTTAAGAAACTTTGACCAGTAGCACCAATCATTACAGTGGTTTCTTGACCTGTGCGACTAATTGATCCAGATGCCAATGTAGCGGTACTTTGAACTGGCGCAGTATTCATATAACCAGTATTGGTATTTGTTCTAGTTGTTAATCCTAATCCGCTATAACTACCAACAATTGCAGACCTTAAATCAACGGTAGAAAATACCTTTGCGCCATACATACAAACACGCCAAACTTCAGTTTCGCCATCTTGAATGGTAGCTAATCTTGAATAAGTAGTATTAAGATTCCTAGTATCTCTTTTTAATTTTTCTAATATATCGCCACTAGGATCATTTGCTGGATTATCTGTATATGAGCCTTTTCTTAAGATCAATTTATTAAATGAATCCAAGATAAAACTTGTCCACTGATAAACTGGAGTAGATATATTATTTAGATAATTTGATCCAGCCGCAGATCCATAAAATGCAGAATCTAAATTTACACTTTGACTTTTAAATACAGCATTGACATTACCCCATGCCTCTAATGGCGCAAGAGTATTTGGATCTACTTCTCTTACTTGCACATCAGCAGTAAAAGGTAATGCTTTAATATTGCCAGCACCTTTACCCTCTGATTGAATTTGTCTTAATCCCTCTGGAAATTGCAGAATAACATTAAGAGATGTGCATAATTCATTAATTGTGCGTTCTACCCAAGGGTTTACAATCTGACTTGTAGTGCTTGATCCACTAACAGTACCAGTAGCATTAGCGGCTGTTTGTGCATATTTGAATGTAGTGGTATTTGTAATTTCAGTTATTAAAAATGTACCGTTAAAACCAGTAACGCCAGCAATCGTAACATTACGATCAGCAATATAGGTATGAGCCACAGTAGTTACTACTGTAACGACATTTGATGTGCGTGTAATGCTACTAATTACACGATCAGTTAATTCAGCAGGCAATTGAGTATTAATGACTTGTTGCTCTACATCATTTGGGTAGATTGTATTAAATCTATCTTTAGATACCAATGGATCATCAATACCACTAAGTGTTTCAATCTCTAATTCCTCTAGGGTATTAATATCAGTAGCACCAATACGCATATCTGATACTTGTAATGCGCCATAACCCCAAACAAGCAATAGTCTTAGGTAAGAGGTATCTGTATTTGATTCAGCATAGATTTGTGCGCCTAGTGGGGCAGTAAATCTAATTTTGCCTAATACAACTGGAATAGCACCGTAAGGGGTTGCTTGATTGCTACCACCTTGCAATAGGTTTTGAGATTGTGCAGTACCAGCATCTTTAATTTCGGGTGGCCTAATAGGGAATATAGCATTGACTAACATTGTACCGACAATTGAAATAGCGGCTGTGGCGGCAGAAAGTGCGGCTTTAGCGGCTATACCAGTTAATCCCTGTGGCACTAAATATGGGGCTATTAATGAAGCGGCAAATACAACTGCAATAGTAAGCAACATTCTAAATGCGCCCTTACCAGCAACGGCACGATACTGAATCATATCGCCATCAACTGGCTTCATGTCCCATTGATCTTGTGGTACTGGCACGCCATTTACCATGATCACTACATTACCCTCTATATGTAAATCAGAGGCATACTCTTTTTTAATATATTCTACAATTTCATTAAGAGTAGAGTTTGCAGGTACATGACCATCAATTCGGACATTTTTTAATGGATTTGGGCAGGCAACGACAGATACATCACCAATAGCAAGGTTGCTATCATAACGATAAGCCCCCTCTAAGCGATTTTTCCACTTCCCTTGATCATATCTCTCAATGGCAACATTAATATCCTCTATAACATGGATAAAATGCGTAGGTGATATAACAACGCCAACATGGGATAAACTTCCCTCGGCACGAAGTAGTAAAACATCACCGACAACTGGGTTATCTGTTTTAGTCCAGCTTTCTTTGCTAATGGCAATTAATTCGGCAAGGCTACTATGAGTATCATCAGCATTGTATTGATCTACATAAGATGGTAACTCAATATCGAATTGATCTTTGTAGATCATTCGCACTAAACCCCAGCAGTCTAGTCCATTAATATCTCTACCCATCTTTTTATATGGGATAGTTATGTAATCATTCCACCAATTGTGCATTAGAATAGCCCTGCGAAGTATGACGGGGTAAAGGTATGTTGCGGAAATGGCTCTGCGGATAAACTATCAACTATCAAATCAGCAGTTACGCTATTAGCATTGTAACTGATTCCAGACATTAAGAATCCATCAAAAGCCACCTCTACAACATCTGGCGTGCTTGTTAAGACTAATTCTATTAATACATCTAAGGTAACACTAGCCTCTCTAATTGACGGAATAATATATCTTGTTACATCATTAATAGTGATCTGGCATCTAGGGGCTGATTCCGTTTCCTCGGTAGGCAAATTTATATCAAATGGAATAAAAATATAATTGTTTGATCGACTGATCATGCCATAAATAACTTCATCATCAGTAGTAATTAATCGCTGGGTATAATTATCGGTAATGCGTAAAGGTGCAGGCAACCCAGTCCCACTAATTGTTACCAAAACCGCTAATGTGTCATCAGCATCTTGGCTAAACATTGCCCTTAAAGCGGCTGGTGATAATGAACCTAATCGACTCATGGCATTTGCTCTAATTTCATTGTGATGTTGTAATGTTCAACCCCAAGATAGCCAACATTATAATATGCACCATCTGAATTCGGTATTATTCTTACCTCGATATTTGCCCTAGTTCTAGGATGTGGGAAATCAAACCTAGCAGTGCCTTTAATGGTATTTTTAATAAAATCATCTAGCGTTTGTATCTGATCATTATCCATTATAAATGCAACATCAAATGTAGTAGATCTAACGCCACGCCTACGCATCTTAGGCGATCCCATGTCCATAGGGGTAATCACAGTAATTACACCAGAATTTTCAGCATAATTTGTAGTTACAAATTGAGGTAAAGGAGCTGGGAATGTATAAGCCGCCATAATTATCGCCCTATTAATGTAGGTGTAGTATTAAAAGTATTTCTAATTGCAGTATTAGCAGAACTTCCACTTCGTTTAATTTCGCCAGCAACCATTTCACTGATTGTAACTTCAATTCTACGGTTTCCACGGCTATCGATAGACTCACTGGTAGTAGCTTCGGCTGGAGTATTGTTATTGATCACCACTTGCACATTCGATCCACCACCTTTCATGCTAACAGGGATTGACCGACCATCTGGTAATGGTACATAAGCCTCATTCATTCTGCCCTCGCCAAAAATTGAAACCTGTGGGCTAGTAGCAATACCGCCATTGGCATAGTTATTAAGTTTCATCGCACCGTTTGGAGTCATGACATTACCATTAGCACTTTGAACTGGACTAGCAGAATAATAATTAGCGGATGTATCTGGCAGAGCAGTATATCCACCCATGCTGGCAGGCAACATATTCTGCAACGCCCCGCCAATTGCGTTCATTAATGGATTTGTAATTAATTGGCGTGTTACAAGTTTTAATATGTCCTGCAATAAACTTTGCAATACATCTGATAGCTTATTACCAGCAACAATGGCATCCTCAAATGCGCTACTAAATGTTAATCCTAAATCTTTAACTAACTGTTGAGATTCATCTAATGCTAGATTTCGTAAACGATAATTTTCATTTTCTCTGGCTATTAAATCATCTTGAGCATCACCTTGCTCATTGTTTAGTTGGATTTGCTCTAATACTCTTTCATGCGCTATTCTGGACTGCTCTAATGCTCTTTGTTTATCATTTGCAATAAGACTAGCATTTAGATCCTCATTTTCTTTCTTTAACATCTCTGACATAGATGTGTAATTTGCAGACATCTTTTCTGCATAATCTTGATTCTGTTTAAAATTCTCATCAAATACTTCAGACTCATTTTGTAAACCTTGATCAAATGCCGCACGATCAGATTCCTCAAAGTCTAATGACTTAGCTAAATCCAGATTGCTTTGCGCTAACTCTCTATTGCTTTTTGTAATTTTCTTATTATGATCTAGCTTATCTTGCAATACTTGAATGTTAGTTCTTTCACCATCAACTAATTCTTGGATGCTAGTTAATAACTCTCTATTAGCTTTTTTAATAGACTCGGCAGATTCTGCGCCAGCTTTGCCAGCATCATCCATCTCTTTTTTGAACTGCGCCCGATACCTAGTAGCCTCTTGAGTAGATAAAAGTCCTTTGGCTTCAGCATCACTGACCATTTTAAGGTTTTTAGCATATTCCAATGCCTTTTGAGTCGCATCTTTAAATGGCTCTACTTTTTGCCATGCTATAAAATCAGTTTTTAACTTATTAAATGCCTCGTTTACATCCCCTATTTTGCCTATGTTAATTCTAGGCAAGGGATCATTCATGTTACTGCCTTGGGGCAATATGTTAGATGATTTGCTACCATTGTTGGCTAGATCACGATTGATCTCATCCATTCTTTTTCTATATGCTTCATAGTTTGGGAATTGGACATTGATTTTAATGTCAATGTCTTTAGTGCCAGACAAGATTGCTAATGCAGAACTAAGACCATCAACGGCGGATGTAAATACATTTACTATCGCACTAGCACCATCAAATGATGTCATTGATAGTTTTATTTGCTCGTATAAATTAGTAAACGATCCGCCAACTGTTTTGACTTGTTCGGCTTGTTTTTTAAGTTTTTCATTAAGAGCAGTATCACTAAATGCTTTAGTTAAAACTTGAGCAGTAATCTTACCCTCTGCCGCTAATGCTTTTAATTGACCAACTGGTACTCCCATTGACTCTGCCAACGCCCTCATTAATGGTGGGGCATTTTCTGACATAGCCTTAAACTCATCACCAGCCAACACGCCAGATCCAAACGCTTGAGATAATTGCAACATAGCTGTGGCAGTTTCACCAGCATTAGCACCAGATACTTTCAAACCTAATGCCACATTCTCTGCAATTAATCCAACTTTTTCTTGACTGACATTGGTTTCTTTTAAGGCATTAGCAAAACGAGCATAGACAGTAGCAATTGACGCTACACTTGTTTGCGCTATGGCGGCTATCTCTTGGGATTTAGATAAGGCTTGATTAAATTCAGCAGTAGAGTTTGTGGCAATCTTTAATTGAGCAATATATTTGGTATGCTCATCCATTATTCCAACAAACTCTTTAGCAACTTGCAGATAGACAAGCCCTTTGCCTAATCTGCCAAAAGTGCCAATTAAATTTTCAGTATTGGTATTTGCTTTTTTTGAACTGGCAGTCATGCCAGCTAATGACTCATCAGTCTTTTTAACTGATGTACTTAGTTTATCAAGATCCTTAGATGCCGTCTTAACTTGAGAAGTATCAACTTTAAAGCCTAGATTTAGAATATCAACTGCCATCACTTATCCTTTTGTAATTCTATTAAAGCGGTACTATCAAGTTGTCGTATTAGATCAATTTCCCATTCCGACATTATAATGCCATAAAGTTTACAAAATGAATAAATCTCTTGGAAATTAATAGGGTTAAGCCCCATCCCAGCAGACCTAGTGGAATGTAATTTAATAAACCAATGCCACACATAAAGTAATGACTTTGGGATCTCTGGTACACCCCATTTTTCTCTAGGTATCCTAGCAGATATGTAATGTTCTCTAATGGTATGTTTACCATCACTACTGATCTTACTTAATGCAAATTCAGCCTTGCAATACTCTACTAATTGGCTTACAAGGCTTTCATGAAATTTGCAAAAACATCACTTTCTCGCAGTATTTGATTTACAAGATACGGATTCTTATCTAAAACAATACTTAAAGTTTCTTTTGTAAACGGTAAATTAGCACCTTTCCAACCAATAACACGAACCATTGCACCCTGTTTGTTTTGTTCTGCTATCTCTTTATTTGCCTCTGCCTCTGTCTTTTCAGTATCAGCCGCATTAAGTTCTTTTTTCTTATGATACTCGGTAAAAAGTTTCATTGAATAATCTTGTACTGCTTTGGAATAAGTACCTAAGATTGTAAATACAACGCCAATTTTTTCGCCATCTGGGTATTTCATTTCGCAATCGAATCCTCTTTCATGATCACCGACTGCATCTAACGCTAAAATATCAAATTCTTTCATGTTAAGCCCTTTATCGCCCAATTTGAGAAGTCATACCAGAGTAGAGGGCAACTACCTTTTCGCTTTCGCTAGGTATGACTAAACCGTTATAGTGTTGTATCTTGGATTTGGATTGTAGTAGGTGTAACGCCTACCGCAGATCCAGTATATTCAAGAGCAACACCACTGAATGATAAGATAATTACATTCTCACCATCATTAGTAGATGCAGATCCGATTTTTACTCTTGGCAAATGAATTGAAAACGCATCAGTATTATCAGCAGTAGTTAATATGTAAGTAAGACTGACTTCTGTTTCCGCATCAAAGTAATTTAAGATGGTTGTATCTTGGAATATGGCAGAACCCTCAACAATAACCGCAACTTTACCTCTTGATTTAGCACCAATTGAGTTAGAGCCGATTACCGCAGTTTGTTGGATGCCGTTATCTATTGAAATATTTAAGCCAGTAACTACGCCATTTACTACGCCATTTACAAGCAATACGCCATCTGGTGCAGAGTAGATGCCCTCACCACCAATAGCGGTTGGAGTTGTAAAGTAAGCACTAGATGTAGCAGTTTCAGCGTCTTTACCCATAAAGCCAAAATCAATAGTAGCCATAGCGTTTGGCTGTAAAGCAATAGCCATTGAGTTTACTTGCTGACCAGTAAACACTCTTGAGATTGTTGCATCTGGATGCCATTCCTCAACTGTAAAGCTGTCATCTGTATGAGATGTTAATGGTACAAAAGTCTTTTTACCTTTTTCAGCTAGTGTTACAGATGCGCCAGCCGCCACAATTACTTGAGTTTGACCTGCTAATGGGCTAACTGTTAAAACAGTTGCAGACATGGCAGTAATGACAAACAAGCCGTTATTACCAGCCGCTACGAAACCACTTGAGTTGATCACATTACCTACGGCAAAACCGTCAGTAACAAATGAGCCAGCAGAGCGCACAAATGTACCAACTGTTGCAGAGATGGTAATGACAGATCCAGTAGTAGCGCCAGTTACGAAATCTTTACGCACTGCGGCTTGGATAAATTCCTCATAAGCACTACCAGACAATTCACCACTAATAGAGCCGCTTGATTTGCGTGTACCATGACGCATATCTCGCATTTGTTGAGATGGTAGGATCTCATTTGAGTTATATGTATCTTTTTCCAACTGGAATGAGCCAGTTACTCTGCGGTAGTAAGATGCGCCAGATGCGGATGCTTTAGTACCCCATGTTGTCTCTTTTTTAGCTACGAGTAGCTTATTTATACCTTGTGCTGTTGCCATTTTGACTTCCTTTCAAGTTAAGCCCGTAAATGGGCGATAAGTGCCTTTTACGGCTTACTACGGGGTTATTTCCGCAAAATAGTTAATGGAAATAGGTAAAATATAATTCTTATCATCTTGTATTGCAGATCCGACTATTGGAGTCCGCATTACCTTAACAACCAATCCGCTTTCAGTCATTGCTAATCCTCTAGCAAAATGCGCTTTGATTGCCTCTGCTTTCGATTGAGCAGATCCTCTACCCTTATTAATCGGATAAAACAGTATTATCTCAAAAAAACCGACTTCTCTGTAATATCCATCACCTAATGTAGGATTCTCTGGTTGAGCAGGCAATAGCCTTACTCGCTGATAAGCAGTACCCTCTACTGGGGCATATACAGTGTTTTCAAATGCAGTAGGCAAGTTACTGGCAATAGTAGCTAAACGCTTTTCAAATGCCGCACTTATTTTAACTAAACTCATTTGACCACCTTATTGCCTATGTTTTCAAAAGCACCCATTACCTCTAGGTAGGTAATTCGTATAAACCCTTGAGGGGCTTGTTTTGAATAACCACCGACTGTTTTAGCACCGTTTCCATATAGCCCATACTCTAGCTTTGCTACATAGGGCAGGTTATTTGTTATCCAGATAGTATCACCTACCTTAAACTTAGATAATGCGCCTAATGCCCTAGAATCCGCATCGCTACCGCTTTTATCAGCACCATATTCGGTAGTATTGACTGAATTAATGCCCACATTCCAATTGCCACGCAATCTACCTGTATCTACTGGGCTTTTAAGTACAACCCTTGACTCTAACTCTAGCGCAATGGCTCTAGCAACTTGCGAGGCATTGGCTTTTGACTTCTCTAATATCTTTGCTAAATCAAAAGTTAAAGTTTCAGCATTAGCCGAAATCATTTTCTTACCTGCAACTCATATAAGACATTAATGCCAGCAGGCTCAATAGCCTTTATGTTGGCTATATCATAAGTAACAGATCCTACCGTTAATGTATCGGCAGGGGTTGGCGCAACTGGCAACTGTATAAATACCTGTTGATCGCCCTCTTTAATTAAACTGCCAGCAGATGATTGATCACCGCCATTCATGTATTGATACGGCAAAATAACGCCAATATCGGTTGTAGTGCTAGTAGTAGAACTATTCTGACCAGTAGTAGGATCGTAAGTACCAACTAAATATTTAGTCAAAGTCATAGACTGCCCAAAACTAGCAAGTAAGTTACGAGCCGTATTTTTTAGGGCGTTATAGTTCATGTCCGCACTACCTCACGACTTATGCCAGATGCGCTGTTTAAGAATGGGGCTAGTAAGTTATCAATAGCACGATACTTCACATAAGCAGGCTTAGTATCATCATATTCAATCTCTAAGCTACCAACTTTCTCACGCTTAGTAATACGAGCAATATCTGGGGCTAATTCGGTAGTAGATGCACGCAAGCCTAGATCAGCGCAAGCATTAGCCACTTCAATTGGCACTACATCATTGGCATAAAAAGAAAATTGGTTTAAGTAAGTAAAATCCCTGCGCTGTACCTCATCTCTGGGGAAACTTAACGCCTGTAATTCTGTATGGCGGTATCCTAAGAATCGTAAACGATAGACCTGCTCTATGTAATCAGTAGCTTTGCGTAGTGATTGTTCTTTAACGCCTGTCGTTAAACTCGCCCATGCGGTATTACCACGATTTGAATGGTAAGTATCGGCATCAGCTACGCTAATATAACTTTCAGCATTGACCAGCCCAGTTCCATTTTCTACGATTAAACTCATATTAAGTCCTAATGATCTAATAAGCCCAGCAGGAAACCCCTGTTAAGAGATTTCCCACTTGAATTACTAGCCTAACAATACAGCCGCAAATTCTGGTTTCCACAATTTAGTACCCCATGCCGCAGATACATTAAACATTGCTTTTTGGAATCCTTTGTAAGCACGCACTTCAAATACTAGACCAGAGTACGGATCTTGGATAACCATTGCATCAACAGCCGCATCACCACCGTTTGGCATTGCAGGCGCACGCATAGCCAACTCTAACGCATTGCGCTGGAATACCACATTGCGAGTAGAGGCGGCAGTTACAGTGATAGCCGCATTGTCAGCAACAGCTTTGCGTAAACCAGTAGCGGCAATAGTTACCACATTGGCGGCAAGAGCAGTAGCTACTACATACTTGTTGGTATCACCAGCAAAAGTGATGATATCACCAGCTAGAATAGTACCTGTACCAGTATCAACAGTGATAGCAGTTGCGCCAATCGCATAACCGCCAGCATTGTTTACCAAGTAGCCAGAGCCAGTACCAACAGCAGGTAATTGGATGCCAGCAGACTCTTTAAGCATAATGCCTTGTAGATCTAATAACACGCCATTACGCAATAAATCACCGCTACCAGCTTCATTTACTTTTTGTAATTGAGCAAGGTTACGCAATTTAGTACCAGCCGCAGTATTTAACACCATTGTTACATCGTTCATTGGTGCGCCATTATCAACTAAGATTTTACGCAATTCCGCAACATCATCAAAGTTTGAACCGAATGGAGTAGTACCAGCAGTACCGTAAGCGCGAGATGCGCCTAAGTAAGCAGATGTAGCCAAATCGATTTCGATTTCGTTAGTTAAAGTACGCATAGCTTGGCGAATTTGATCACCGTAAATAGTTTCAAAACCTGCGCCATTGTTTACATGACGAATATCCTCACCAGTCCAAGGGATTTGTACACCACGGGATTTAGTGATAGACAATGTTTTGCTATCAACAGTTTGATCAGTACCCTCTGGGATTGTCATAGATGGTGCATTATCTACTGCACTAACTTGACGGGTAAAATGTGATCGAACTACATCATTTAAAGCAACACGCTCTGAACCATTACCGTTAATAGTTGATGATGAGATTACGCCAGTAAGTTCACGA